GGCGCGACACGATTTAGAACCTGCCCGCCAGCCTTTGCAATAGCACCACCAGACACGATAGAGCCCGCGCCCTCAATCAGCGCACCGCCCAAGCCTGTTTGTCTACGAGCCTCGTCAATGCGTGCAATCTCTGCCTGCCTGTTTTGGCGATAGGCTTCAGCAATAGGCCCTACGTCACCTTGTCGAATTGCATCAGGCACACCCATGACGGAGCCCATAGCGCCCGTAATGCGAGGCGATTGGCCAAACGTGATGCCCTGCGTAAATAGGGTTTGCAGGTTGGCGCTTGTGTCCATCTTGCGCTTTGGTGGCGTGTAGTTTGGTTTGGCTTTCTGTGCAGACCCGCGAGTATAGGAAGGCCGACTTGGACCGTCGCTATTGTTTTGCCGTGTGTATGAAGGGCGTTCAGTCACGCTCATTTCCCTTCTGTGCAAAATAGCCGTTTTCAGCAATATACCACGCGCCTTTTGGAAGGCGCGCATATTGTTGAGCATTAGAAATCATCGTTGGATTAGTGCGCGATCCGCCTGCACCACGAGGGCCACCTTGAATGGAGCGCACAACCTGCATTTGTTGCGGCGTATATTGGACGCGGGGCTTTTGTGCTTGCCCTTGATTTTGACGTGCGCCACCGCGAGTAGGCTGCGCCATGCCAAAGTATTGACGCCATGACGGAACATTAGAACGAACCGTTCCCGACTTTGGGTCATACAACGGGTGCATTGTCTTGTATTCGTCCCATTTTTCTTGCGCGCCAAAAGTCGTGCCGTTAGCGCGTGCAAACTCATCCATAAACGCCGCATAATCGCGTTCGCGCATAGAGCCTGCCCGAAGCCGAGCGCCAATCGCCTGATTGGTTGGACCTGTTGCGCCTACGTTTGGAATGGACGTCTTGAAGGTTTCCAAGTCTTTGTCAGACATTGCGCCAGATCCAGCTTGACGCAGCGTAGGTGCAATCTTGTTTGTAATTGCACGCATTTCAACGTTGTTTGGAGTAAATGCACGCAAGCCTCGAATTGCAGAAATAGGGTCTTGGATGCCGCCCGTGTAAGCGCGTTGGTTGATTGCTTCAAATCGACTTAATTCTGACAACCGATCCCCGGCGGCTTGTGCGTTGTCACGACTACCGACAAGGCTATCACGCTCTTTGCTTGACAAACTACCAACGGCACCTTGACCAACAAAAAGCGGGTTATTCGGATCAGCGCCAGCCGCAGTTGTTGCAGGGCGTAAAACAGTCATGCCGCCGCGAGGGCCGTAGCGAACGACCTGCCCGTTAGGCAATTCTCTAGCACCTGGACCCCACTCAGAAGCGCCGCCGCCAGTCACTTGCGCTTGTGCTTCTTGTGGAGATGATGCCGTAACGCGCCTTGTGGTGCCATCTGACATGGTTAGTTCATAAGTGGGCATTATGGTTTAACCTCCCGAATGGAAACGACAGTTGGAGCCGCGCCCGTTGGCGCATTGCCGCCAGCTGCCGACCGTCTAGAATTTCTGTCAGACGTGATATTGTCAGCCGTGTTGCGACTTGTTGCCGCCCCTTCTTTAAACCGTGTTTCAGCACTGATGCCCTTAACAATGGTATCAACAGCCTTATTGTTGCCGTCCACGAGATAAATCTTATCGCCGCCGTCAACCTCGATTAGTGGACCAAATTGCTTTTCAGCCTGTTGCTTCCGGCGATACTCGTTAACTGCCTGATTGCCCTTAATTGCATCTTGAAGGCTTCCACCGTCAAGAATGTTGCCTAGTGCGAAAACAAGCATTTCAGGGTCGTTTATATAGTCGTCAATTTGGGTTTCTGCCGGATCAATGTTGTATTGCTCCATAGCAGCTAGAGCAGCCCGCGCCCGTTGTTCGTGCGTAGGCAAATCAATAATGCGACCAGCCTCAGAGGCCAATTGCTGACGCCCCATGCGCTCCTGATCTGACATGCCCATTTGAATTTCGCTGTGGATGCGATTGGCTTCTGGAATGTCGCCAGCTTCAATAGCTGCCTTCAGGAGCCTTTGCTTGTAGCTGCCTTCATCCATTCTTTGCATGCGAGGCGTTCCAGTGACTGTCAATTGCTCCACTTCGCGCCCACTTACAGGGTCAATGACTGGGGCCTGTGGCAAAATAGGAGCACCACCGACAGCCATTGGAGCCGCTTGGCCCTGTGCGGCCATTTGTGGGTTAGCCATAGGCATTGGCGGAGGCGTAAGGCTTGCACCCATAGCAGGCTGACGATTGCCGCCGTAGTTACGAGCTTGCCAATCACGATTTGCACGAGCATTTACCAATTGACGCTCAGCTTCGGCCCGCGCCGCCTCTTGTTGCGTTTGCTCAAACTCAAACTCTTTCATCTGCATCTGGCGTTGCAACATGGCGTTACGCATGTCCTCTTGCTCACGCTTGCGAGCATCACCACGGGGATCACCTAGAGCGTTTTGTGTTGCACCGTATGCGTCGTAGAAGGCATTTACACTCATATCATTCCCCTACATTTGTGGCCCGTAAACGCTGCCGCGTGGTGCTTGATTTCGACCGCCGAACATGCCCGATTGATTTGCAAACCAATTACCCGCCCCGATAAGAGAGCCCGCCGCGCCCGCATTGGCGTTTGCACGTTGCTGATAGCTTGAGGCCATAGCGTTAGCGTTGGCCGTGCGTGCGTTCGCGTTGTTGCTTGCCATGCTCTGTCCAGCCGATTGCAGGGCATTGTTAGCGCCCGTTGGAGAGCCTTCTAGGCCAGAGCGGAAGTTGTAGAAGGCGTTTTGCGTGTATTGCGTCGTGCGGTCCTGCAATGCCTTCATGGCCGAGCCGTCAAGGCCCGCACCCTTGGCCGAGAATTGCGCGTTTACGTTCTGCGAGATGGGCGCATAATTGAGAAGCGCCCTATCAGCCGATGCGTTGAAATCTGCTAAAGGATCGAACGGTTGCCCGCTTGCTTGGCCCTGTGGCTGCATCTGTTGCGATTGTTGCGCTTGGAATAGCGGAAGCTGACGGCCCTCACCTCGACCGTGCGTGTCGTAGTGGATTTGCCCGAAATCCTCAATGCCACCGTATTGCCCGCCAGATGCGTTATAGGCTGCTAACAGGTCAGGATTGTTTCGGACATAAGCGCCATAGTCCATACCGCCTACATTGCCATCATAAACGCTTTGACGGCCCATCATGTCGCTAGACTGAATGCCATAAGTGCGATCTGCCATGCGACGGCGGGCAAGGTCAGATTGCTGGAACGGCAATTGATCTTGACGGGTTTGGTCATACTGGCGACGTTGTTCGGCAATGTTTTGGTCTGTTGCGCCCTGTGCGGCTTGTGCCGAGCGTTTGGCGGCTTGGCTTTGTTGGTTTGCGGAATAAATCCCACCGACAGCGTTTGCGCCCGCCATAACAGCCATTGCAGTTGTAATGCCCATCACGTCACCCTTTTGAAAAAGCCGCGCTCACTGACTTTGTAGCCCGCTTCGCGTAGTTTTGCTTCTGTTTTATCGTCATGTTCTGCGCCCAAGGTTGACATTTGCACCCCGATTGCGCCGTTGTCTTTTGCCCATTGCTCAAAGGCTTCGAGAAGTGCCGTGCCTTCGCCCGCACCCCACCAAGCTAACTCGACCGCAATCTTATGTTCAGGAGCCGCCCAGACTGGCCCCATAAAGCCAAAGATGACCCCGCGCTCACCGACAAAGCACGAGCCGTTCTCGATTGCCTTCTCTAGCAAATCACACACGGCAATCTCTGACATGTCCACCATGCTAGACCACGGCGACAAAGCCCAGAACTCACTAGCTACAGCCATCAGGCGCGGCAGGTCATCACTTGTTGCTGGTCTTATCATGTCGCCTGTGCCGCCCTGAAATCAGCGAAAGCCGCCGTTACCGTGTTAGAACCCGAAGCCCGTGCAACCTGTAGCCGATAGGTCACGTTTCCCGTAATGCCTACCGTTGGCCTTACCGCATCCAATGCCGCTTGGTCATCAATGCCAATTGAAACATCACCAAAACCAGCATTCAAGCCAGTCCATGTGTCAGTGTATAAGTCATTGACAGGCCCGCCGCTTGTAAGCTGTTCTGTGATCCAGAAGTCACCAAAAAACGTTGAAACGCCCGACATGGTTGTAGTTGGATAAATTGAGTAAAGCGCCGTGGTATCAAACCGCAATGTTCCCGCCGTGACGCCAATCAAAGGCACCGTGGCAATCGTAACCCGCGTGCCAGAGGTGCAATCAAATTGCTGATTGACCACCCCACCCGAAGCAAAGCCAGAGCCCGCACTTGTTGCCGTTGCCGCCGCAGTCTGCGCTTGACTGGCAGATGCCGCCGCCGCACTAGCCGCCACTTGTGCTTGCTCTTGTGCCGCACCCGTAGCCACAACGTTCAATTGCCACCAGCGCGCAAAATCAGCCGATACCGTGCCATCAGCGTTTTGCAGACGCATGTTTTTAGGCAGCGGGGGAACAGCCACTAGAACGCCTCGTTGATATACATGCCAGACACCCGACGCGGAACAGGATCAGACACCCGCATTTCACCAATCATCCCCGGTCCCTTAAATTGACCGCAGCGATTGAACTTCACCCGCTTGCCATAATTGCCAGCCAGCCCCAAGCTATCAGACCGCCAAGGCCCCCACACTTCGCCGCCATCACGCGAGAAACGAACGTTGACAATCGGATTGGAACCCTGCCCCGTTTCAGTGGCGTAGCCCGTGACCATCTCGATACGCAGCATATTGACCATAAGGCGAAAGCCCGTAATCGGAGCGCCGAACGTTAAGAGCCCGATAATCGGCTGACCGTCATCTGTGAACACCTCTTGGCTCAGCGTGTAGAGCGTGCCGGTGTCTGTATCACCGACAATCGGCTCATCATTGAAGCCCAAGCACCCAAGCCCCGGAAGCCATCTGTCAGCGTCATAGCTAGACCATTGCGCCCACCGCTGCGTCGTGACGTCATAAACAAACGTGCCTTCATCCCCGATAGTCAGACAATAAAAAACATGCCCCTGCCACGGAAAGCCCCAAGCATAAACGTCAGAAGTCGCCACCTTGGCAATGCGCTCCGATATGTAGCTATCAGACAATGCCATCGGCACATCACCGCCACGGTAGACAATCCGATCTTCACCCACCCAAAACGCGGTATTGTCCAAAGCAACAATCGTATCACGAGACAAGCAGCCCCGTTCGTATGCCCGCCCGACTTCCACCGCAAAAGGCGCTTCACTATCGCCAGACGCATAGCGAAACTCAATTGAGCGTTCACCAAAATCCCAAATACGGCTTCCAATGACCGCCGAAGCTAACAGCCGATCGGTTGCAGATGATGCGCTATCGAAGTCAAGCGCGTCCCAAGTCGTTGGCGTGGTGTCTGGCGTCCAAAACCGCTTTTGGGTGCCACCTGCCACACACAACCAATAACCCGCCACATGACCCACCCAAATGGGATTGGAGAACGGCAGCGTCACCGTCGATAGAGCCCCGCCTGTGGAGTATTGCAGCAACGTGCCGTCAGCAATCATCACCCCAGCCAAATTGCCAGCAATGACAACGCGGCCCGTTCCGGCAACCGTGCCGATGCTTGTAGCTACACCCAATGAGTTAATCCGAAACGCTGACGTGCCGATGACTGCCACAATGTCGCCATTAAGACAGCCCGGAGCCCGATAGATACCACGAAGCGCACCGGCACCAACGCGGAACATATTTAGACCCGGACGCGGTATCCAAATCTCGCCGCTTTCAGATGTGGCCGATTGCTCCCAGTAATAATTCTCGACACGGCTTTCCGGCATTTGCGCCGATGTGCGTTTGTAGGGGGATGAACCAATTCCAACTCTAGGCATCCATTTCCCCTAGTATGAGCGCATCATCCAACATGGCTTGCGTCAGTTTTTCGATTTGGTAGTTTACCGCGCCACCGTTACCCTGTGGAATGCTACCCGTTATTGCCCCACCGTTGCGCTGTGGGATTGTGCCAATCATTGCCCCGCCAGAACCTTGCGGGATAATGCCAGATATAGCCCCGCCATTGCCTTGCGGAATAAAATTAGACGCCGCGCCGCCATTGCCTTGCGGTATCTGAATGCCAGTTGGAGGCGGGTTATAGACCGCGACAAACGATGACGTTCCAGCAAAAACCGCTGATGCAGAAACAACTAACTGCGATGTGGCATTGAACGACGATGTGCCGTCAAATGATGCCGTTGTTACTAGGACACTGGCCGATGTGGCCGAAAAGCTAGACGTTCCAGAAAATGAAGCCGTGCGCTCTAATACAATCGCAGCGGTGGCACTAAAAGACGATGTGCCTGCAAAGGATGCAGACGGATTTGTTATCGCCCCTTGATTGGATAGAAGCAGGAGCAACATGATTTAGCCCCCGTTAGATGCCTTTGATCTGGTCAATTGTTATTTGAATTTCAATAATTTTCACGTCAATCTCAAGCACCCGCTCGACTAGGCCCCCAGAAAAAGCGGTTGCCCGCTCTGTCTGCAAGGCAGTCAATGAGTTGTTGAGCAGGATCAGCAATTCGGAGGCCGTCATCAAATCACCATTTGTCGCAAGAGTACGTTTGAAGTGTTGAGAAGCATGTAGACGTAGAAAATATCCGTTGCGCCGTCTCTGTAAAGCGCATCAAAGGCCGTATCACCGACAATTGCCGCGCCTTGCGGGTAGAGCATTGTCCCCCACGGAAACATTTCAGAACGCACGAAATCATACGCAAACCAACGACCAGTCACGTCTTTTTGCATGTATAACTTGTCATCATGAAGCGCGTATTTTGAGCCAGCACCAAACACTTCAGTAGCAGGCGAATAAGTCATAGTCGCCCATGTGTTGCCCGCGATGTCATAGCGATGTAGCGCCGCACCTGCCGCACCCGCAAAGCTGTAAATATACCGCCCTACGATAATGGCGCTTTCGTTGTTCCAGTCGCTTGCGCTGGAGGTGTTGACCCAATGCGCCGACATACCCGCGCCCGGGGCTGCTGCACGAGCCGCGATAGGCGACAAGGTGGACCAAGTGTTAGCGCCGATGTCATAGCGATACATCGTGACGGCGTTGTTGCCGAGCAGGTAGATAAAGTTATCGTTGCCTTCGATAACATAAGTCGAGGTTGCGTCAGGCGTCGTGGTCCAAGTTGCGACAGTCAAAGTGTCAGCGGTGTTAGCCGTGATTGTGCGGATTTGACCCGCACCCGTTCCCGCCGTAATCCGCACTTGGCTGTTGATCCATTGCGAAGCCGCCCAAGTCTTACCCGTTTGAACGATAGTGGTTGACGTGCCAGATGTTGCGGTGCCGGTTGCGAACGACTTGAAAGCGCCGTCAACGATTGAAGGCGTGGAGACTAGCTTGGCGTCGGTGCCGATGGTTGCAGGCAAAACAGCAAGCGAGGTCCAAGTGTTCGTTGCGAAGCAATACTTCCGAAACGAACCCGCCGCAATCGTAGCCGCCGCACTCACGAACCAAACTGGCGTCAAGAGACGATAGACAGTCGAAGCGGAGAACGCCGATAATTGCGTGGCAAAAGTGATGACTGCGTTGGTGCCGATTGTGTTGCTCACAATATCCAACACTGCGCCGTTATTAGGGCCAGCTAGAATGTGAACCTTATAGCCGCGCAAGTCGCGTGCTAGTGGCTGGTTGGTTGTGATGGTCGAGGTCGTACCAGCCGTGGCCGTCAGCGAGACAGCGCCAACGGTGTTACCCGTTGAAAACGCACCAGCCACCGCAGCCGAGCCAGCCGCCAAACCAGCAGCAGGCAGCGCGGGAGACGGGATGTTGATCCAACCATCTTCGGACGGGTTGTAGATCGCCGCTTGTGTGATGGATGGAACGTAAAGCTGTTGTTGTCTAAAATGACGGCTTGACGCAATCATAGCCCCCGCTACAGAAGCCGTAAGCGCAGGTGCCATAAACTCCCAACGCTTGACGTCAAGGATTTTGCGATTGCCGTTTGTAGTAGCCATATTAAGTCACCGATATGTTGCGCCGAAGATTGTCGGCTTGGAGGTGCATAAGAGAGGGGATTTGGTCGTTGGCAGCAAAGCCACCAATCTGGGCTTGGTTGGTCAAAGTTGTCGTGCCAAGCACCGCCGTCACGTTCAAGTTAGCCGCCGTTGCCTGCCGCACTTCCATGATGGGGAAGCCTTGCGCGTTGGGAAGCGCATAACCAATAGACTTGGCAAGTGAATTGATACTCATACGCATGGCTTCAAGAGCCTCGACCAATTCACCATAGGCAGCGATTGGCAAAGGGTTGCTTGTTGATACGTCCGTTGCCGACTTGGCGTCATCTGCACCTGTTAGCGTGACTAAGCCAACCGCTTGAGCAAGTGCTGCCTCACCAGAATAGGTAACGTCACGAGCTGCAACCTTTGCGCCAGTGCCAGGAGTGTATCCAACATTATCAGCCATATTTACTCCTCAGTGCCGGTCAGCGTTGCAACGCGCGGCACATTGGGCGATGCGATAGAGATAGAAGCACTCAGCGGAGCAATGTATAAAAGCACGCCGCTGCCAGTCGAAGCCGTGCCAATGCCCAAGTGCGTGGCCGTTGCCGTGCCAGCCGTGCAAGCGCCAAAGTCAATTGGTTGCGTTGATGGTGATACGCTAGTGCCCGTCACCGTAAACCCGCCCGCACCTGCTGCGCGGTTGATGCCTATGCGAGCGTAACCCGTATAAGCAATCTCCGAAGTCGATTGGTCGCCAGCCTCGCCGGGATCTGCGCTATGCAACGACAAGAACAATTGACCTGCCGCGCTTGATCCGCGCAAGCCCGTTGCATCGCCAATGTTAGCCGCATTCGTGTTGTTAAAGGTCAACAACAGAAGGGCGTTTTCCCATGCGTTTGTTTTGCTTGTCACGTTGTTTCCTTAATTCAAAACGGCGTTATCGTCCCACACTTGGCGACGATCTTTTGAACGAACCAAGACGCGAGAGGCCGAAGCCGCATCACGCATGATGTCTGCCGTGACAGGCACACCAAACCGACGCGCCACACGAGCCGCAAGCAAGGCCGTCAGCGCCTCATCATGCTCAGGACCAAGCGGGCTATCAGTTGCCCCAGTAATGTCTTGAACGGACAACCAGACGGCTCTGGAAGGTATGTAGACATAGAAGAACGTATTGCCGCCCGATGTAACAGCAACGCGGTCGCCATTGTGAGGCTGATAGCCATCAACCAAAGCAGGAAGGTTCAAAGTCAAAGCGCCCGTGCCAGTCCACAAAATCCGTTCATTCATCTTTGGCGTATAAGGCGAGGTATCGACCACCACGTCGGTCAAATCGCGCCCCGTGCCAAATCCTGGCATTGACTGCATCATGTTTTTGAACGCACGCAGGCAGGTTGCCTCATCCGCAGCCGTCACAACCTCACCCGCAGCCAATACGCCGAGGTCAGTTAGCGCATCAGCAATGATTTCGGATACTGTCATGATGATTTCCTAAGCCGTCCGTTGGAACGTGCCGTCTGACGTAAATGTGTGGATGGTATTGCCGCCGCTTGAAGTGATTGCGCCTCCAGTTGCGGTCATTGAGCCTGTTGGATATGAGATGATTACGATGCCATTTACGCCAGTCGAACCGGACAGACCACCACTCGTGTTTCCGCGTCCGCCTCTACCGCCGCTACCTATTTCCGAAAAATCAGTGTTTGAGAGTCCGCTGTTACCGCCTTTTGCATATGTTACAGAACCTCCACTAATAGTGCTTACAAGCCCGATTCCGCCATCTTCGGTGCTAGTAGCTCCACCAGCGCCACCACCACCACCACCTGCCCCACCAACAGTGGAACTCCCGTTAAATCCTTGCCCAACTGTGCCTGAACCACCTGCGCCAGAAATCGCACCACCACCACCACCACTACCGCCAGACCTGCCCGGAGCCGAGTTGCTTACCCCTGCGCGTCCACCACCACCACCACCAATAGCGGTTAAGGATAAAGCCGTTGTGTTTTGGCCATCAGAGCCAGAAATACCGGGCGAATTGCCCGCACCACCGTTGCCGATGGTAATTGTGTATGATCCAATTACAGGTGCAGGAATTACCCCCTGTAGTAAACCACCCGCCCCGCCGCCGCCAGCATGATAGCCAAAAACACCTTCACCACCACCACCCCCGCCGCCTCCTGCAACAATAAGGTAACTTACGACGCCACTAGCACCTCTGCTAAAACGACCCTGCCCAACCCGTCCGACAAGTCCAACGCCGCCTAGCATTAGTTGCAGGCCATAATGGCTAGGGAGCAGTTGGTTGCGCCATTGCGAATCCATGACACAAACTGCCCGGCATCAACGTCAAGGTGGAACTTCTCGCCATCACCAAGGGGAATTGAACCAGCGCCTACAGTCGCAGCAACAGCCGAACCACCGACACGGAAGAAGCCCGGACCACCAACAGCACAAACCATAATGCGCTCTTGCGTCAAAGCCGTTGAACGCACTTGAGTGGCGTCAGTTGTGGTCAGATACTGGCCCTGCTCATAAATATATAGGCGCGTTGGTGAAAGATTGGTGGATGACATGATATTGCCCCAATTAAACGTTGAGCATACATGCCGCAAATTGCTTCACGGCATGTTGCTAAAACAGGTTAGCCCTCTAGGGCTTTGTCGATTGCCTCTTGAAGGCGCTCAGCGCCCCAACGGCGGTCGATCTTAACGCCAAGGTCTTCAGCCATTGCACGAAGGCCATCAAGGTCATCATGCACATCAGCTTCAACAGGTTCGTTTTGAACGTCCGATACTTCGAAGTATGGATTGGTCCCCGCCTTGGCAATCATGACGGGATCTGACACCGACACAGCAAGGTGAGGCTCGAAAGCCACACCCCGCCATACAGTCGGAAAGTCACCCAAGTATGTGACCATCATCATGCGTCAATCACACCCAAGAGCGAGATTTGCACCGTGCCAGCAACAGCCGTACCAGATGCGGTGGTTGCAGTCAGGTTGATGGTGGTTTCTTCGGTGTAGCGATACTGATGGCCAGTGACCGCAATCGCGCTAGAGATGCCGCCAGCTTGACCAATGGTCAAACCAGTCAAGATGCGGTCGTTGTCGCCCGTATCACCAACAGCAAGAACAAGGGCGGTGCCGCTGTCCATGTCGGTTGCTTCCAATGTCGCGTGAATGAGCGTGAAGCCTTTAGGAACGCGAACGAGAGCGGTCACAGCGTTAAGGGCAAGGCCAGCGGTGCCAACCGCAACCGTGCCAGCAACGCAGACCAAGGTGTTAGCCATGCCGCGCGAAGCGACAGGGTTTGTCAAACCATTTGCAAGAGCCATTGTCTTGTCTCCAAGTAAAAAGGAAAAGGCCCGCCACCTAAACAGCGGGCTTGAGATTAGATACCAGTGAACACGCTCACGATGCCGTGTTGGCGGTTGCCAAACATGACCTTCGCAATGCCGCGTTGCTCTTCGATCCCGACATTGTTGATGAAGTCGTAATCGTTGTTGGTGTCTTTGGTGAAGCGAGGCATTTGACCCCAAGCCATTGCCAAAGCTTGCGCGCCGCAGAAGTAGCTTGGAGCAACGTCAGCAGACGAAGCACCAACGCCAACCAAGCGAGGCAGTTCAGGCAATTCGACAATCAGAACGCCGTTGTATTCCAACACACCACCCGTGAAGATGATGTTGTCAACGCCACGAGGGCGAGCGTTTTGGTTGACGGTTTCCAAGTCAGACTTCAGGTAGTTGAAGGAAACAGTTGGAACGAACATGACGAACTTTTCAACGCCATCTTCACCAAACGCCATTGGACGCAAAGCATTGACCAAGCTGTCAGTGCGGCTTTCGGTCATTGCCAAGGCTTTGATGCTGTCAATGTGCGCACGGCTCAAACGCTCGGCGCTTGCGACGTTAGCCAAAGACGAAGCAAAGTTGCTGGCCACGACTTCGTTGGTGGTTGCGCCACCAAACCAAACGCGGTCAGGGTTGGACGTGATGAATGCGTTACGCTGAGTTGCGTTTGCAGCGGCGTAAGTGATCCAAGATTCGGTGCCGTCTTCTTCGTTGAAGGCTGTGTCATCAAACGCAACCACCGACAAAGCGTCATGCAAGCGATACTTGAGGTCAAAAGACGACCACTCACGCAGCATTTCACGTTGCGCGCGGTAAAGATCGATCGAGGCTTTCTTTTGCTCCGACTTCTTTACAGCTACAGCGTTACGACGCCACACAGGGCGAATGCGGAATGAGTTGTTTGGAATGCCTGCTTCGTTACCAGCCAATTGGCCAGTGCCGGTGCCAGTATTCTTTACAGGGAACACGATAGGAACGTTCAGTTCCTTGCCTTCATCGTTTAGATCGGAATAAGTCTTGATGACCTTATCCATGCCCGAACCCATGAATGGGGTAAGGCCAGTCTTGCGAAGATAGGCTTTGAAATAGTCAGGCTGAAACTTAATAAGTTCGTTAGCCGTGACAACAGTGGTAGTAGCCATTGGTCTTGGTCCTTATGGAAACATTGCGTTGAACACGTCCTGCTCATTGACTGGCCCAGACTGACGTGGAGGCTTAACCCCACCGGCTTGAGCAATCGACTTGAGAGACGTCATCGCAGGTTGTTGAGAGACCGCTAACGGAGCCGTAGCGGCAGGTTGTTGGGTTTGCATCTGTTGCTGTTGCCACGCTTGGAAGGCCGCGAAGGTCTCCGGCGTTACTTGGCTTGCGATTTGGTCGCGTTTGAATTCAGCAACGGCTTCGGCATAGGGGTTCAAGGATTGTGCCATGCGTTGATTGAAATACGGATCAACGCTGCATTTGTTAAACGCCCATTCATGAGCCTTCTCAACCAATTCAGCCCCGTGGGTCTGTTTGGCCAGTTCTTTGGACATTTCCAAGCGCATGGATTGCATCTGAGCCTGTAGCTGGACCACAGGGTCAATGTACTCATCCTCTTGAGGCGGTTGAACAAATTGCTCCAAATATGCAGCGCGTTGTTCTGCCTCTTGACGCTTAAACCGTTCTTCGTGAAGGGCCGCTAGTGGAACACGAGGCTCCGCGATTGGCTCTTCCTTAATCGGTTCTGAAACGGGCTCAGGCTCAACAGCAACGGTTTGCGGCTCTTGAACGGGTGCCTCTTGCGTTGTCACCTCGGCTTGCGCTTCGGGTTCATTGCTATCCAAAAAAGCTAAAGGGTCAGACATGGGTATTCATCCTTAGAGCGCCCGAACAGCGGCGGCCTGATACGCCCGACAACCCGGCGGCGGCTTGACCAGTTTTACACCGTGACCATAGGTGAAGCGCCCGTCATGCCCGGCGGCGGCCCCATAGGATTGAACGCCATTGCAGCATTCATTCCCATATTCTGTTGTATCTGCGCGGCTTGAGATTTCTTGTACTCAGCCTCAGCAGCTAACTTCTCAGCCTCAGCGCTGCCCTTTTGAGCATCTGCCTGCTGATCTGGATTTGGTTGGCCCTTGGCGGCTTCCAACGCTTCCAGCAATTCGCGTTTGTTTGGCAGGCTTGACGCCCGAATAATCAACTCAGGCGGGATTGGCAGGCCATTAGCCGCCATTTGTGCAAGCCCTTGGAATTGTTCTTCCTGCAACGCTGCCGTGTCAGGTTGGGCATCAACGATGATATCCATCTGCATTTCAGCCAGGCGGTTATTATACCCCGTCACTTGCGGCACCATAATTGTGAACGGCACACCAAAAGGCCCCATTTGCTCTTGCGGCACCATCTGGACAACGGGTTCGTTAATCTGCAACATCTGGACGGTTTTCATATCGTCGGTGATGCGGATCATCTTTGGTTCGTTGTAATACTGGCGAGCCCTTGCCCACATTGCGCGATAGCAACGCAGCGTGAAGTCAGACAAGCGAACGAACACAGGGCTTAACTCCTGCATCCCTGCCTGTTGCCGCGCCATAATTGCCCGTCCAGACTGATTGGCATCTTGGCGACCCAATACAGCAGGCGCAGGCGTAAGGCGGTCAATGTGCTGCTTAGCGTCTTGTAGCAATTGCGCTTGAAACGCTGCCATCTCACCAGCCGAAACAGGCTGATACCCAATCGGAATGACGCCATCAGGTCTAGCCGCTTCGCGTCGTGCCGTCTCAATGTCAGCGTCGATAATCACGTTAGGATCGGCGCTCATCACAAGCTGGCGATTATTGGCGTGCTGCAATAGCTTTTGACGCCGCTTGTTGGCCTCTTTCTGCACCGGGATCATGGTCTGAATTGGACCATAGCGATTGTTATCAACGTCAATATAAATCGAGAACGCCACGATACCACAAGAAGGATTGCCTCGTGCGTCAAGCAAAGGGCTAGGCCCATGCTCTAGCATGCAAGAGCGCGTAAACAGCGACCGCATCCATGTTCCGCGCTCACGGTGATACAACTCGACCACCGCAACACGACCGCCTGTTTTGCCCTTGTCAGCCCATTGAAAGCGGGGCTTGTCATCCATTGCAGGATCAAGCGCGACCGATTCCTGTTGCGAAGCGTTTAGCTTGTCAGCCTTGCCTGGAAACATCGCTACAAGGTCTTCAATCCAACCCCAACGATGTCGACCAAGATAACGCGCGTCAGTGAAATCATATTCACGGCTTGCAGCGTCCCAAATCAATTCTTCGTTCTTGACGCGCTCGCAGCCAATGTCTTGCGTCTCATCGTCCCACGTAATCATGACCGCACCGGCATGACCAACAACGGCATCCTCTAGGCAATCGCCGCGTGTCATCGTGTCAAAGCGGTTTATGTCGCTGATGTAACGCAAAACCTTAGTTGCAATCTCAGCGGCTTGCTCATCGTCAGGATTGCGAGGCAAAGCACGCGGGTCAACCTGCATATTGCGAGCAACGCCCGTAATCGAGTTAACAGCCGGTTGCACATAGTTAAGCACCACATCTGGCAGGCGAAGGCGCTTGAACGCTTCCAACTCATGCGGCGTGTATTGCTGCCCATCATAGAACTGGCGACCAAGCACAGACCAATCGCGGCTCTTGTTTGTGTCAGACACGCTGTCCTCGACCAGACCCACCACACGCATAAGCTCAGGCCCGTAATCGACCTCCTCTTGCATGGCTTCTGGTTGGTCTAAACTGTCGTCCAAGAGGTATCCTCCGAAGCCCGTCTTAGGCCATAGTCCCTAGGTTTAGGCTTGTTGGTTTCTTCGTCTTTTGGCTTGCCAGCACGCCGAACCGCCTCACAGGCGTATCTCAGCGCGTCGATTGTGTTGTTGTAGCGATCTTCCAGAATGGGCAGAACCTGCTCCGTCAAGGGATCGACCTTGTAAGAGTAATTCTCCAACTCTTGCCGCAAAAGCACATTGCAACGCGGATGCACCACAATGTCGTAAGCCTTCAAAAACCGCACACCCTCTTCGATAGAGCCTGGCCCTTTGACCGCTGACACCATCTTGAAGCCAGAGCGACGCATGTAGCTAATTGTCTCAGGCCGCGCGCTATCCGCACAGATTGGCCACCGGCGAGCGTGTGGCACCTTGTCGAACATCGCAGGCGTTGCGTCTATCTCGACACCAACACCAGCCTCACAATGGTCAATGCGTATCTCTCGACCGACAATGTGCGCCCGAATGATGACCGTCGGATCGTTAGCAAAGCCCCAGTCAGCCCCGAAACGATGCACCGAGTTAGCAGGCGTCTCGAACTCTTCTACACGCCAATTCCTAAACACCGTCGCCTGTGACTGGCTTAGATACTTACCATCCCAAACGTGCGCGGCCATGTCGGGGTCACGTTGCCGATCCCGCTGCATGTCCTCTTTCAAGGCCACAGGAAACCAAGGATTGTCTAACCAATTGACAGACACAACGATTGCATCAGACGGTGGCGCAGAGCCTCGCAAGAGCGCGTCAACTGGGTCATCAGCCTTGGCAGGGTTCCATGAGAACCAAATCTCAGAGCCAGGCTTACGAATGGTTGGCGTCAATGTCCGAAGTGACTTGGATGAAAGGCTTTGCGCCTCCTCTACCCACGCTATGTCAAAACCTTCAAACGACTTGAAACTGTCAGCCGTGTGATTTTGCATCCCAGCAAACACGATGCGCGAACCATTGCGGCCCCGTATCTCTGTATCCGTTGATGACGCAAAGAACGTTTGCAGCCCCAGCTTGACGATCTTGTCATGGAGCAACTGCTTAACCGAATCCTTCAAACTCTTTTGAATTTCACGAACGCATACCGCCCGCGTCTCAGCCATCAAACAGCGTTCAATTAGTAACTCAGCAAAGAAGTGCGACTTGCCCGAACCGCGACCACCGTATGCGCCCTTGTAGCGTGCCGGTGCTAAAAGCGGCTTTGACCAACGTGGCGTGTCAATCCTCAGAACTGTCAACGATACGCCGTTCAATCATTTGGACTTGAAGCGGGCCACCATCAGCACCGCCCAATTCAATCTTCTTAGCCGCACCGAGCCCAAGCAATTCAGCCTTAGCCTTTGAAGCCGATACCATAGCAGCACCTTGGCCATTTATTCTTGAAAGCTCACGAGCCTCTTGCAGCTCTTCAATAATGTCAGCTAGCGTCAATTCTACTCTTTGAGCAACCTTGCCCTGTATCTCAGCAACACGCGAAGAAATGTTGGCATTTGTTGACACTAATCGACTTGCTTGTGAACGTGCGTTGTCTGGCTTACCACCAGCGTCAATATACGCTTGCTCTTGTGTCTTGCCCTTTGCCAACTCTTGCGCAAATCGCTCATGGCGTGCGTTTGAGAGTGGGGGCATAATTCACCAAAAGAAAAGGCCCGCCGAAGCGAGCCAAGGTTGGGAGGAAACACCAGACATGAAATCAGATGGTGGCAAATCAGTAGCGTAAATTGTTCCAGATGTAAATAGTCAATCGTCCGCCTCGACAACATCAAAAACAAGCCCCACCTTAATTGCTTCAAGCACGCCAATCGCTGCCATGCGGTCTGTGTAGTTGATGGCGCTGGACGTAAGCGAGCCAGCATCTTCCATGATGAAGATAAACCGCATCTCATCGTCTGGATTGTCGCGCAATCGCTTGGCTACCAATTCCAGATATGACGGCACATCGTTTGGCTGACGTGGTGGAAATTGAATTATTTTACTCATAACCGTGCATCCACCATCTTGCCCAAAACCAACACAACCAAATTACACATTTCACGATACTTGCGCCCCGAAGCCTGAGAGCGAACGCTATGCCCTAGCCCGACAATTGAGCGGAGAGCGTTTAATTCGCCGGACGTAGTGCAACACTTCTCGCACTTTACGATTAGCCTGCCAGCGTCCACCGTGGCTTGCAAGGCCATATCTTTATCGCCTGGAGGTTGGTCATTGAGTGCATTACGGCCACGAAGCCCCGCGCACGCCTCATAGGCCCGCTGATACGCCAACCCGACGCGATGTTGGTCATCGGTCAACTCACCGGCCTTGTAGAGCAATCCAAGCCCATCAAGTGAGCGCACCTGCCGGATTTCCCCGCGCCTTTCAGCCGACCGTTCATCAGCCTCTTTAAGTGCAGCGCGTTTGGAGACCGCCATCTCTTTGGCACGTTCTGCGGCTGCGGTGGTGGTGTGATATACGCCGTAAGTCATGAACGCCCCCTAGAAACAATACGCAGCCGGTTGGTTTTGGTCAAGATTTGGTTTTATAATATGGTGGCATGTCAAACCTTGATAGTCCAGTTACCGCCTCCGCACCTCGTGCGCGATTGTCATAAGCCTCTTGTTGTATTTCCGCCGAACGCCGAATGTTTATATTTGCTTGGCACAGTGCAGATTTTTCCGCCTCCAACTCTTTCACACGAGCCTCTAGCCGTGCAATCTTTTCAGCGTCGGTTTCGGGTGGCTGCTCTATGGATAAAACCTGTTCACGAAAGACCAGCTTTTCGCCATCGTGGTTTTTAAGGCCTAAAATCAAGCTGTCGTTTTTAGGATTAACAGAGCAAATCTCTTGCCGAACAATTGCCCAGCCGCCAACTTTGGCTTGATCTAATATGGCTTGCCTATTCATCACTGTTCTCCTTGTGTTGATTACTCACTGATGTTGCGTAGTGTTTCTAGCATATTTGCAGCGGAACGTATAGGTGGCGCGGGATCAACCGACAACACAGGCGCAGCGTCAAAGTCTACAGGCCGTTCTGGGGCTGGCTTTGGAAGTAAAGCGGCGATTGGTTGATTAGCCGACCATTCAAGGCTGACAAGCAGGTCACGAC